AGCAGCTTGAGCCTGCCAGGCATCCTGAGCAATGTGGCCAACAAGGCCCTGCTCGAATCGTACCTGGCTGTGGAGGCGGTCGGCCCGCAAATCTGTGCCCAGACCGATGTCAATGACTTCAAGCAGGCTTCGCGCTATCGGCTGACGGGCGTGGGACTGTTCGAGAAGGTGGGGCCGGACGGTGAGCTCAAACATGCCCGCCTGAGCGAACAGGCCTACACCAACCAGGTCGAGACCTATGGGACGATCATCAGCCTGACCCGGCAGATGATCATCAACGACGACCTGGGGGCCTTCTTGCAGATTCCGCGAATTCTCGGCCGACAGTCCGCCTTGGCCGTCGAAAGTGCAGTATTCACGCTGTTGCTGAGCAACCCGAATAGTTTCTTCAGCACCACCAACAAGAACCTGTCCACCGGGGCCGATTCCGCGTTGTCCATCGGCGGCATCACCAAGGCCGAGCAATTGTTCCTCGATCAGGTGGATCAGGATGGGCGGCCCATCTTGCTGGCCCCCAAGCTGTTGCTGGTGCCGACCAGCTTGAAGGTCACGGCAGAGCTGTTGATGAAAGAAACCAGGGTCAATGAGACGACAACCGCCAACAAGCCTTCGCCGGCTGCCAACCCGCACGCTGGCAAGTTCAAGGTGCTGTCCTCGCCTTATCTGAACGCCCAGGGGTTGACCGGTTCCAGCTCGACCGCCTGGTATCTGTTTGCCGACCCGGCCGACGTGGCGGCGATGGAAATCGCCTATCTGCGCGGCCAGCGCACGCCGACGATCGAATCCGGCGAGACGGATTTCGACACCCTGGGCATGAAGTGGCGCGGGTATTTTGATTTTGGCGTGGCCATGCAAGACCATCGCGCAGCGGTCCGGTCTACAGGAACCTGATCCCTTTAAGGCGTTCTGCCAGTCCAGAAACTCTCTAAAGGAGCCAACGATATGAAGGCCATCATGATTCACGAAGGTGCGGCGATCGACTATACGCCGACCAGCGCTGTGAGCGCCGGCGATGTGATCGTACAGACAGATTTGATCGGGATCGCCAAGCTACCCATCGCCGCCAACACGCTCGGTGCGCTGGCGATCGAAGGCGTCTTTGATGTCGTTAAGACCAACGTCGCCGTCAACGCAGGGCAGATGATCTATTGGGACGCGGCCAACCAGTACGCAACGACCAGTTCCTCTGGCACCAAGTATATGGGCAAGGCCGTCAGGGCGGCGGCTGCCGGTGACGCCCGCGTCCGAGTAAAGCTCTCGCCATGAGCACCGACCTGTTGCAAAGCGCCACTGCGACGCTGGCGCAGCAGTTGAAGACCCATGCCTCGCGGTCGGTCCGCTACCGGCGCGGCCACACTGTACTGCTTATCCAAGCGGTAGTCGGCAGGACGCAGATCGAGCTTTCGGATGAGCTAGGGGCTGTCCAGGTTCAGTGGACCGACCGCGATTTTTTGATATCCGCCGAAGACCTTGTGATTAACGGACAGCGGTCTAAACCACAAGCCGGCGACCGAATCGAGGATGGCAACCAGCTTTATGAGGTGCTGGTCCTTGCCGGCGAGCCGCAGTGGCGTTATTGCGATCCCTACGGGTTGACGATGCGGATTCACACCAAGCTGGTAGCTGTGACATGAACCAACTGATTGCTCGCAAATTGGTGTTGGGTGCCAACTATGCACCGCTGACGTCCGATACGGTGATCGCCTCAGGCACGCTGACCGCGCCGATCACCAACGCAGACACCGCTTACATCCAGGGCGATTTGGGCGACGATATTCCGCTGCAACCTGGCGAATGGCACGTGCTGGTGCACGTCGATCTTTCCCGGATCAAGGCCAAAGGTACCAGTAACGATCTGATCACGTTTGTTGGAGGCACTTGGTAATGGGGTATTTCAGTGCCTTGATGCGACGCGGCAGCGTCGGCCACCTGGGCCAGCGCAACCGGTACAACCTCGTCTGGGAAGGTGCAGCCGGGCCGCCGCCCGGCCCGCGCGGCGAATACTCAATCGACCTGCAGACGCACCGCGCTTCCCCGAGCAATGTTCCGATTGCAACTCGCCCAAATCCGACCCGCGAGGCTTGGGGCGGCATCTGCATTGGCCAGAACAACGCCGCTGGCGACTGGTGTACGGCAATCGGCTACAACAATGACGCATGTTACGAAGCCTCCTTCGGCTGCGGCTGGCTTTCGCACGCATACACTTCCGGGATGTTTGCCTACAGCAGCGGGGCTTTCGTCTCTCCCGGCGATTGCCAATGGACGTTGACCGTACTGAAGGCCCAGACCACCGACGCCACACCGACAGAAGTCACTACAGGGGCCTATCTGCCCCATTCACCCAAGACGCGCATCTTGTGGGGAACAGGGCGAAAGACCTACGATTGCCTCATCCGTATCGTCGGTCGCCGGGTCGGTACCGCTGAATGTGCGTCGTTCTGGCGGCGGTGTCTGGTAACGCAGGACAGTGCCGTGGGAGGACAGATGATTGGCACCATCCAGACGATTGGCACCGATTACAATCCGAATGGCTTCGGGACGCCTAGCATCGACGTGACCGCTGACCCGCCGCACAATGCATGGCGCATCCGCGTACGGGTTACTGGCAAGGCGGGCGCCACTGTCCGCTGGACGGTGGCGATGGAAATTTTGGAAGTAGCTGATACCCCATAGCGATGCCGCTAGCATATGACGTTGCCGCAAACGTTACGAACCTGATTAATGAGCAGATCACCGAACCGCCAGGCATCCAAGCGCACTTGTGTTACCGCTGGAGTCTGGCATTGGAGAATCTGTCCAGCACGCCAGTGGTGCTGGTCGTCCCAGGATCGACCGCCACAGAGCAGATCAGCCGATTTCACAGCCTTGAGACAGTCACCGTCACCGTGGCGGTTGCCGCCAAGTTCGCCGATACAGATCAGTTGATGCTTGCTCGGCTGCTGGACATCTGCGAGGCGACCGATTTGCTATTGCGGCGAAAGGAATTCAACACCAATCCGCCGGTGGCCTGGCAAAAGACCGAATATCTGATGGACAGCGGCTTCGATGACAAGCTGCTGGATCAGCACAAGATTTTCGTGAGCACAATGCGGTTTACGTTCATAACCGGCCGGTTCGGCACAGGCTAAAGGTTTGCGGAAGACGGAGTGCGCAGCAGATGGCCCAAGGCTTGGTCGTCGGTGCACGACTGTGGAAGTCGTTTTTCGATGAGAAGAAGATCCGCGACCCGATGGAGCGGGCAGCGCTGAAAGCGCTGACACGCTTCGGGGCCTACGTGCGGACCGACGCCAGGCAATCGATCAGGCGTGCAGCCAAGCCTTCGCCGCCGGGCCGTCCGCCCCGCAGCGTGACCGGCAGACTCAAGCAGCATATCTATTTCGTTGTCGAGCGAGCTAAACGCAACGTGGTAATAGGCCCGGCGCTATTCGCTAAGTCGGCACCCGACTTGCCGGCTACCGCAGCACTGGAATACGGCGGACCGAGCTGGACGACACGCAGGGTGAAGCGGCGGACCGAAGCGGGCACAACGCCCATCGTGGAGCGGCGCAAAGTAAAAGTAAAGATTCGCGCGCATCCGTTCATGCGGCCGGCGTTCCAGAAAGTGCAGCAGAAATTACCCGAACTGTGGCGAGAAGTCCTCGCCAAAACGACATGATAACGGAGGACCAGTCACATGAAACTTGGAATGAAGGCCAAGCTTTACCTGGTTACAAGAGGGAACCCAAATACCTTTACCGAAGTCGGCAACGTGCGCGACCTGACGCTCAATCTGGAGGCCGGCGAGGCCGACGTCACCACCCGCAGCAATCAGGGCTGGCGCGCCACCGTGGCTACGCTCCGCGAGGCCAGCATCGAGTGGGAAATGGTCTGGGATACAGCCGACCAGAACTTCACCGCGATCAAAAATGCGTATTTCAACAACACGCCGGTTACCCTGGCCGTGTTGGACGGCCCGCATGACCAAACGGGGACACAAGGCTTGCTGGCCGACTGTTCGATCAGCAAGTTCAGTCGGAACGAACCGCTCGAGGAAGCAATCACAGTCAGCGTTACGGCAAAACCGACTTATTCGGCGAATCCGCCAGAGTGGTATGTCAAGTCATGAGAACTTTCACAGACAAAGCCGGTCGCACGTGGAACTTAGATGCCCGATTGGGCACGCTCAAGCGTGTCAAAGCCTTGCTGGGCGTTGACCCGCTCGATGTCGGGACGTTCGCCAATATTTTGGAGAGTGAGCTTTTCCTCGGAGATGTGCTTTGGGCCTTTTGCCGTGAACAGGCCGAGCGATTGGGAATCGATCAGACAGCCTTTGAGGAAGCAATCGACGGCGATGTTCTCGGCGAAGCAGCCGAGGCACTCATCGGGGAGCTTCTTGATTTTTTCCGCCACCCGAAGCACGCGGCCAAGCGGGAAGTCCTCCAAACTCTTCTGCGGCTCCAGCAGGAGGCGAAGACAGAAGCCATTCAACGCGCGGAGAAGAGCTTGGCAGCTGCCATCGACAATGCGATGCCGATCCCTGGCGGTTAGTCTATCGCTTGGCCGGTGCCGTTGGTGTCGAGCCGGACAACTTTACTCTGCGAGAGCTGTGTTGGATGTTCGAGGGCCGCGAGCAAGCGGAATGGAATCGGGCCTCTGCGCTGATGGCCTTAATGGCGAATATTTGGCGTGCGCCGCGATCCCGAGCGCTGAGCCCGGCCGATTTCAATCCTTACACACAGCGGCAAAGCGTGCAATTTGAAGCTGATATAAGCGTGCTCAAGAACGTCTTCGTCGATCGCAAGAGGTGACAAATGGCCGGTGCCTCTGCTGGAGCTGTTCGCGCAGGTCGTGCCTTCGTCGAGTTATTTACCGACGACAGGAAGCTCGTAGCAGGACTGCGCGCAGCCTCGGCCAAGCTCAAATCCTGGGGCGACTCGCTCAGCACGGTCGGCCGAAAATTAATGACCGCCTCCGCAG